TCAGTACTCTGCGAGCCTCACTCTTGGTGAGATTTCGAGTCAGGCGCTCACCTACACTGTCCAGCAATCTACGGGCGGCCAATTCAGCCTGGTCAGAAGAGACCCCCATGAATTCGGACTTCTTGTTCCAGATAGGCAGGGCCCGAAGCATATCCAGCGTCTTGCGGTCTTCGGTGTAGTGACGAGCAGCGGCCGTACGAACAGCCGCACCGATTTGCGGAAGCTCCAGGCCTCCGGCACCGCCAGCGCCGCCTCCTGCTCCACCCGCACCGCCAGCGCCACCGGCACCACCGCCGAGGTCATTGAGACCGGCACCTGCGCCGCCAGCGCCACCGCCCATGTCTCCCATTCCCCCGAGGCCACCCATGTCGCCGCCTCCGAGGCCCCCGAGGTCTCCAAGGCCACCCATGTCGCCGCCCCCAAGACCACCACCGCCGCCAAGTCCGCCGCCACCGCCGCCTGCAGCTTCAGGGGCAATCGCGGTGATCTTCTTCTTCTGGGCGGCGAGCTGACGAGTGGTCTCAAGGTCGTCGTCGAACTGCTCCATCTCCGACTCAAGGTCGAAGCCGGCAGCAGACGTCCACGTCCTCTTTGTGACCGGAATGCCCTTCTCCTCCATCATCTGGAGGATTTCGAGATAGTCTCGGTCCGCAACGGGGCGAAGGGACTTCTCCCAAGCAATCGTCGGAAGGATGTAGCGCTTCTCGTTTTCGCCTTGAGCGATACGGATGCGATGGTCCAGCTCAGCCTTCTTGCGGTGGACGAAGTTGTGGTTCTTCGCCAGAGGCATGAGGAGCTTTTCGTAGATCAGGGCGTGCTCGAAGAACTTCCGGTGCGCCTTCACCTTCTCAAGGAAGACGGACATGAGCTGTTCGAGTGTGTTGTAGGTGGCCTCACCAGTGAGGAATGCCTCGCTCACGCCGAGAGCGTTGAGCTTTCCCTGGAGAAGGAACTGCCACTCGTCAGAGATTTTGACGATATCCTGCGGAGACGAACCACCGACTTCATTCGCAGTGACGCCTGTGCGGGTCACGACAATGGCGCCGACTGGATCTTCGTCTGCCTGCATGAACAGCGACGAGTAATCGTCCAACTCTTCCTTCGAAGGCTCCCACACATCGTCGATACCAGCAGTGATGTGTCGAATTCTCGAAGCGCGACGACGGCTGGCCGCGATTGTAGCGTTGACAAGGGCCTTTTCGTAGGCCACGAACATGATGATTCGCGTGTACGCACTAGCGCCGATCACGTCGTAAGGCGCTGTACGGCGCGGAATGTAGAACGTGTTCTCAGGCGGCAGAGGAATCTCCTTGCCTGCACGAATCATCTCTGCCAGCTCTCCGATTTCCTTCTGGGCTTCGATGTCTCGCGGATCCTGCGAGTGTGCCCACGCCCTCATGTCAGGCGTAGGGATGATGTCGAGTTTCGGCTGGAAGCCTGGAATCGGAATGGGCGTCACACGAATCCAGTCAGGATCGTGGATGATCATGCGCTCCCAGATGCCTCGGCTCTCGTCCATGATGAGGTGGCCGATGACCTTACCCATCGAGAGGAACTCAGACGAAATCTCAGGCATGTGAGCCGTGAGATTGATGTTGTTGAGCGCATCCATGTAGGTCTGCGCGATGGTGCGATCTTCGATTCCGATGAGCTGGAATTCAGACCAAGGAAGCTCGGAGTAAAGGTCGATAGCAGGTCCGGCAACCGGGTCTTGGAGCTTGATTCGACGCCAGATTCTGTTCAGTCGACGTGGGTCGACTGGCATGAACTGCTCGATAATCGAGCCCTCTGACAGGTCGTCGTAAACCGGGTTGAACCGGTTGTGCGAGAAGCGGCTGCCAGGGCTGCCGAATCCGAAGCCGCCAGATGCGCCTCCGAACCCGAAGCCTCCACCACCGCCACCCCCACCAATGCCTCCCAGACCTGCACCAGGTCCGAGAGCCTTCTTTCGCAGGCTAGCAGTGCGGATTCTATCGAAGTTGAAGCGGATTGAGCCCATTATTACCCGAGAAGCTTTCTGAGTCTGTCGCGCTGCTTGAGCAGCTCGGTCAGGCTGGGTCCGGAATCAGACTCGTTCATTTTACCGACAAACTGGTCAGAATCCGCTTCGGACTTGAAATAGAAGGTGCTGAGGTCACTGTCTGCGACATACCCCAGCGAATTCGGGAGCTTGACCTCCCACAAGAGGGGGCTCGTGCGGTGCTTCCACTCGTTCGGGACCGAGTCCAGGGAAAACGGGGGTCGACACTGTAGCACGTAGCATTTGTCGCCAAGGCGGCTCCGCAAATCTGCGGCGTAAGGCTTCAGCAGACGAAGCTCAGAGACCTTGGCGGGGTAGCCAAGCATGTTGTCCGGGGTGAGCTTCGTGTCACGGGCCTGCGATGCTTCATCAATGGACTGAGTTCCATCCGCGGGCGTACCTTTCTCTTCCTTGCCCAGTAGAAAGGGCAGATAGGGAGTAGGGTTGTCGCCGTTGCCTTCCATTCAGATCTTCACGAAGACCTGCATCGGGTCGCGACGATCGATGTGGTCGAGCTTGTACTTGTGGCTGGTACCGTTTTCGTAGAGGTTCCGCATGAACCGCTCAAGAAAACGGGGGAATTCGACCATGCTCATCCCATTGACGTAGAAGGATGCCATGCCCTTCTTGGCGTCCACGTTGAGACGTGCGTCAGCGACACCCATGTCGTTCAGGATGTCGTTGAAGATCTTGAACTGGAGATTGCGGTCGTCTTGACTGAGACCGCGTGCAAGGCGTACCAGTGCCCGAGCCTCGTCCTTATGACCGGCTCGCCAAAGCTCCGCAACGAGAGTCTTGGCTTCTTTGCGGTCCATGACTCACACCGGTACGCAGACGTGGCAGTTGGGGCAGTAGCGAGCCTCGTCCGACTCGGCCAGGCGCACGAACTGCATTCCGTGGCTGCAACGAGGGCAGCCTCCAGCAGCGCGAATTGCCGGGTTGGCCGTCTTGGTGACACCAGCAGTACGAAGATTCGTGCTGGCCATGCCGTAGTCGGCAAGAATGATATCCAGAGCCACCGGAACATCGGCGTCCTGCACCTCAGAAACGATGTCGGCCAGCTTCAGCTTGGTGCGGATGCGGCGCATTGCTTCGTTGGTGAGCGCGTACTTTACGTTGTAGCGCTTGTGAGCATCACGAATGAACTTCTCAACGGGGGTGCCCATGGTTTCTCCTATCGCCGTCCGTAGAAAGAGGTCTTAGTTCTTACGACTCCGATGCTCGTCCGGCCTCGGGCGCCTCGGTAAGTGCCGAAGCCTGCTGACTTTAGTGCTAATGAGCCTACCTGAGTTCTTTGACTGGAATTCGTCGCCAGAGCCTTGGTCAGGAAGTCTTTCTGGTTCTCGTTCATATACCATGAGGCGAGCACAGTAGTCCTGAAAAGGTCGTCGTCACCTGCTTCAGGCTTCACAACCTTCAACCCGATCTCTCTAACCGTCGCGAATTGGACGGCCATATGAGTGTACGGGGCAAGTCGGATCTTCCCTACGTCGGTGATATCCAACTCTGTCAGCTCTTTGTGCTCCCAGCGAGGCATCTTGACGTTTCCACCGTAGACGAGATTGCGCAGATTCTTGAAGTCGTGCTCCTTGGGAGAGTACTTCTCCGCTCGGATCTTCATGTCGCGCAATTCTTGGATCTGCCCGGTGGACTGCCAGCGATCGTAGAGGACTGCCTTCACATGGAGGCCCTTGTTCCTGTCGCAAAGGGACTTCACGATGCTGAACATGGTCGGGAAGTGGACCGGGATGATTTCGCCGGTCTCCTGGATCTTCTCGGGCTTGGCCTCAATGATGGCGTCTACGACAAGGTTGAACTTCAGGCCGTCTTCTCCTCCGGCCGGTTCAAGGTGGTAGATGCCGATCGCAAAGGAGTTCTGCGTTTCTCCGCAGTCTACGGAGATACAACGGGGAATCATGCGGACACGACTATCGTTGATCGTGCCCATGATCTCGGCAGCGATGTAGCGATTGCGTTCCGGGTCGACCTTGTCCTTGATGAACTTCGGACGCCAGGTGATGAGCGGCTTGACCGGAGTCTGCATGTCCGAAATGGCTCGGGCAGACTCGATGAAGGGGCTGTCAGCAAGCGGAGGACGGGCTCCGAAGTCGCGCCAGAAATGAACTGGGTTGTTCTGCTCTTCGGTTTCGAGACTCTCGCGCGTTGTCAGTGGGCTTGCTTCCCACGAAGCGAGATGGAAGCAGACCTTACGCTTGTCTCGGGCTCCCTCCTTGAGAAGGGCCATCATCTTGTCGTACTGGGAGCTGGGCGAACTGATGTTCGCCATGATGCCTGGCTGAGTTTTGTATTCGCCGTGCTTCCACAGACGGTCACTTGCAGAGCGCACTGTGCGAAGAGAGTTCGAGAGAGCGGCGTAGGTTTCATCTGCGTTGGCGCGGACGACGTCCTTGGACGTATTGAACCAGCCCAGCTCGTCGATAGCCGTGAACACACGAGTCGAACCACGAAGAGACTTCATGTCGGCGGCGGCATAGGAGCAGCCGAGCTGCTTGTTGCCGAACCAAATGTAGCTGTCCATGACCTTGACGAGGGTACCCTTGTCAAAGCCCTTGTCGCGCTCAACCTTCTTCAGCTTGGCGATGTAGTCCGTGAACCACGGGCTCTGAGCGATGGCCTCCTTGAAGGCTGTCCAGAGCGTGCGCTTCACCTGTCCTGCGGTAACAGCGACGAAAGTCACCTCGAAGAAGGTGTTCGCCATCAGGCCGTAGAATCGTGCTGGATTCTTCAGCTCCAAGAAGCGATGGATGTAGTAGGGAACGATGATGCCGCCCGTCAGAGCCGTCTTACCGGAACGCTGACCGAGGCACGACACCAGCTCCCAAGGAAGCTTCTCGAAGAGTTCGTGCTTGTTCTTCTTGCACGAGGGGCAGATTCCGTGCTCCAAGAGCACGACCTTAGACCGGAAGGTACCGATGGAGGCGTCCACCGGCACGTCGTCCATGAATTCTTTGTCGCTGCACTTCGGGCACCACTCGCAGAACAGTCGAACGGCCTGCTCTGCCTGCTTCGCCCAAACCGAGTTCATGTTCATGAACTCGGGGCCCACTGCGAAGTCGATGACGTTCTTGGCGAAACGAACGTCTAGGTCAACGTCGAAAACAGACGGGTCCAGCCCTGTGTTGATGACCTGATCAACTAGGCTTTGGAGGTCTAGAAGATGGCTATTCTCCTCCTCTACTCGCTTTGCAGGGGTCTTAGCCATTCAATAGCTTGCTGATCTTGTTCATGGCCTTGGTTTCCGCCGTATTCCGGAGGAGATCGCTCAGGTTCTGAGCGTGGCCAGGGGAGAGCTGGTACCGGGACTTGTTCTTGTCCCGACGAGGGCCTGCCGGAGCAGGGGCGTCATCTTGCGAGGCGACCATGTCACCTGCACATGCAGTGGAGTCTTCATGCTCAGCGAGGAGGCGATCCGCTTCTGCGTCATCCATGAAGGCCAAGCGCTCCCACCGCTGGACGCGGTCAAGAACACGGGCAACACGTGTTAAACGGCTCTGAAGTCCGGAATTCTTGATCTCGATCGTCATTGCAGGGTCGTCTTCTCGCGTGCCTCTGCAGCGCGAGCCTCTCGTTCGGTCTTCTTCACACCAAAGTGGCTGTCCAGCGATGCCTGAGCTTCAGGCAACAGAGCCATGATGCGCTCACTGAGGCGCTTGAAGATCTCCGTAGAGATTCCCTGCGCGTCTCGGGGCGAAACGTCCAGCTTCATCATTTCCTGCTTGAGGTTGTGGGTCTCTTCGGTGCAGGAACGAATGAGGCTGACGAGGAATGGCTTGAACACCTTCTCCGAGACGTCGTCAACTACGTCCTGAGGCCTCTGAAGCTCCATCAGTTCTGCAAGCCCGAGTCGGTATTCCGCCATGAGCCGCTGGTAGGATTGCAGCATCATGGCGGAACCTTCGCCGTTATCGATCGCCAGCTTCGTCTTTTCGCATTGGTCTTCTAGGTCATCGACGATTTCTTGCAGGCGCTCGAAGTGCGTGCGGGGCGGAACGATGAAGTTCTCGACGTAGTAACGGACATCGTCGTAGTCCAAACCGAACTGGATGCCAATTTGCTCAGGGGTTTTCCCTGCTTTATAGGCGTCCTCAATCATCTCTCGCTGCTCTTTGGAGAGATGCTTGAACGGGTTGTTGGACTGAGGAGCGTTCATGATTCGTCGTCTTCGTCCTCATCGACCTCGGCAATCCCACGCGGACCAGGGGAGTCGTGTTTCTGGTGCTGCTTCTTTTTCAAAGCAGGACCACCCATGGTTTCCGTGAGAATGCCGGGGTAATGATGCGGGGAAACGGAGATGTCTTCGTTCAGAAGGTTCTGGACGTCCTTCAGACGAATTGCCAGGCGTAGAAGCCTGCCAACGGAGGTCACTCGCTCTCGCCGACCGTTCCGCTCCAGCCGGTGTCCTTCGACATGTCGGTTTCCTGACGATTCATCTTCTTGGTCAGCTTGCGGGCAAAGTCCGCATTGCCAACTGCACGGGCCCAGTAGTCCTCCATGAAGGACTGGTCCTCGGAAACCGCGCTGGACGAACGCTCGACGACGTTGAAGATGGCTTCGCGACCTACGGAGTAGGACTTGCCATTGGCCGAAACAGTGGCCTTGTCGTCGGAGAGGGACGTGATCTTGCCGATCATCGGAACCGTGCCGTCGTAGAAGCGGACCGTGTCACCCGAGGTGACCATCGGAGCTGCCTGACGAACGCGAGCAAAGGTCGCGTGCTTGCGGCTTGCACGCTCCATGCGGGCCTGAACGATGTCCGAGATGTTCTCGTCGGTACGGCGAATCAGGTGCTTGGCGGTGCCATTGTCGACGACCTGCCAAACGTGGCCGGTGCTCTCGTCGAAGTAGCCATTGACCGCAACACGACGCATCACGGTTGCATCCGTGACGGGACGGGTGTCGCAATTCATGGTCAGGCAGACGCTGATTGCGCCGTCGGACTCATGAAGCTGCGCGGTCTGCGTCTGGGCGATGACCTTGCCGCTGAAAGTAGCAGCAACGAAGCGCTCAAGCTGGCCGAGCGTCGGGGGAGTTCCGACGTGGGTCTCGTACGCGACGAGGACGTTGCACTTCAGTGCGTCGATCTCGCGCATGTCCACGATCTGCATGTCAGAACGCGGAGGAAGATTCTTCTCACTGACCTTCTCTCCGAGGCGGTCGAGAAGCTTACCGTGGATGCTCATTTGTTGTCTCCTAGAGAGGGCAGATGCCCGTTAGAACCAATGCAGGTGTAGATAAGCGTCTTTCCCGCTTCTCTAAACTCAAATGGTATCGATGACCTCTTGGACCTCTTCTGAGATAGCTCCAAGGTCGATTGTTGCTTCCCCGTACCTGGATTCCATTTCGGAAACCAGCGGGGCCAAAACGTCCGAAAATTTGCTCAGCCACTCGGGTCTGGAGCCTGTTCTACGGACCAAAGCCTTGCTGCGGGTCTTGACGCGTTGGGTGGTTGAGTAGATTTCCTCGGCATCCAGGCCCAAAAGCTTCTTCAGAGCGTCCCCCAAAAGCTGCCGGTTCATTCCCAGGGCCTGCTCCAGACCTCCCAGGGTTGAATATCGCTTCACGGCCCATTCGGTGACGGTTCGAATGTCCGTCTTGCATTCCATTTCGGCTGCAACGAACTGGGGCGGATGGTCTTCTGCGCACTTCGGGGTGCAGTAGCTGATTCTCTGCCTCTTCTTGGAGAGGCGAAATTCGACCGAGGTCTTCTTGTGCCTGCCTGTGATAGGCGTTTCGCACGAGTAGCAGACGTCCAGGTCGGGGAGCGTGGTGAACTTGGGCTCAATGTCGGTGTGGTTCGACACCTTCAGGGTGCCGTTGCGCATCGAGGTGGTAGCTCGGGCGAGGTCTCGGGCCACTCGATTTGCTGGGATGTTCTTCAGCATCCCGATGTCGATGGCCTTGAGGGCGTCCACGTCCTGCTTGGCCATGTAGACCAGGATGCAGTTGTTGACGTTGGGGTAGCCGGTGTGGAAGACGCAGTCCCCCAGCCTGCAATCCGTGACGATAGGCTCGCCGTGGACGTGGCAACGAATTGCGTTGTCTGCGCTCTTTCCCCCGGAGATGAGCCGTAGGTGGGTCTTCTTTGCGGGAGGGGGCTCTGTTCTAGGCATGGTTGCTGTCATTGTTTCCGTTAGCAGTTCGTGAGACGACTGAAGGCCGAAGGATCTCGGCTACTTGTACGTTTTTACAGGTCGGGGTGACGAGATCGAGACGTCAGACTGTAAACCACTCATCACTCTCGTTCTTCCTGGTTGGGCCGTCCGGCCCCTGGGTACAAGTAAGTATAGTTAACAGTCTCTAGACGCCAAGGCTACTAGCGGGGATGCGGGGGATCTCAGCACTGGAGCAGTAGATCGATCCCCAGACTCACTCCCGTTACCACTGGTTGATCTCCCTAGCTGCTTCCCCGCCTAGAGAAAATTGAGCGAACGAGCGAGTTCAAAAGCGATGAACGCGCAGTGTACTCTGTGAAGGTACGTCTCACAAGGAGCGTTCGCCCAAATGCCGAGTAAGAAGAAGGTCAAGAAGTCCATCTACCTCACCGATCAGAGTAGCTCCCAACTCAAGGAGTTGGTCACCTGGTTCGAAGATCGAATCGGAGAGCTAGAAGGCGAGGAAGATTGGATGGAGGAGAACGGGGAGAACCTTCTTCCTTCCATGAGAGGCTTGATCGCTTACCTCCGAGAGGAACATCTCGAAGAGGAAGATGAACCCGCAGATGAACGTCTTCTCGAAGAAGAGGACGAAGAGTATGAAGAGGAGGAGTCCGATGGAGAACTCGATTTCTGATTCTGAAGTGAAGGAAGCCCCCGAACTCGTCGTGGAGCTTGAGGTTGACCAGGAGAATTTGGTCAAGATGCTTAAGGCCCTCACCGAAGCTGGGGTGGAATTCAAGCTGAAGTTGGTCGAGGAGAAGGATGAGACGCCGGCTCCACCGCCTGCGGTCACCTTCACACCTGCCTTCATCGATCCGAATATGCGTTGGTACCAGCCCCCGCAGATGCAGCAGTACCCGTACCCACAGCCCTACACCGTAGGGCCGATCGTTTCTCCCTACACATCTCCCGGAACCGCGGTTCCTCAGCCGTCCGTTCCTCCGATCACGATCAGCAAGGCTGATTTGAGCGGACCAATTACGAGCAGCACCGTAGTTGGGTATCCACCCGGAACTCAGATCAGCTACACGACCAACTGAGGTCTGTGAACCCTGTCGATACTAGACAGTAGATGGGCCGTCCGCTCTTGGGCGGCCTTTCCTGTTTGGAGAAGGAGTCTTGTATGATCACGAATTTGGAAGGTCTCACGAAGTTCCTAGTCGGCTGGATTCAGGAGCGTGCGAAGGAGAGCCGCACGACCAACGGCTGCGTCGGCCTCTCGGGCGGCATCGATAGTGCCGTCGTCTTCGCCCTCTGCTGTCGGGCGTTCCCCGAGACGGTGGGCGTGATGATGCCCTGCCACAGCAGCGGCGAGAGCGTCTCGCGAGCCAAGGAGGTGCTGACCTCGCAGGCAGCCCTTGGGTACGGTACCCGCGGCATCACCGTCGACCTGGAGGCTGCGTGGACGTCGATCGTGGGAGCAGTCGCTCTCCCAGCCGGGGCTGACGAGAAGTTCTGCTACGGCTCTCTGCGTTCGTGCCTCCGGGCGCCTACGCTGGACTTCGTCGCAAAGGCGTACGACTCGCTCGTGTACGGCACGGGCAATCGTGACGAGGACGAGGTCTTCCGCTACTACCAGAAGCGTGGCGACGGGTGTGTGGACAACAACCCGATCGTCGGCCTCCACAAGTCGGAGGTTCGCCAGCTCGCTGCGCACCTCGGCCTTCCTCAGTCGGTGATCGACGCGGTTCCGACCGCGGATCTCTGGGGCACGGACGGCAACCAGACCGACGAGGGTGAGCTGGGCCTGACCTACGACGAGATCGAGTGGGTCACCCGCATGGCTGACACGCACGACATCCTCGCCGTGCGCGAGGGCTTCGAGCCGGACGCCACGGACAGCGACTTCCTCGGCCTCGGCGGCGTGGATCTCTACGACGACGGCCTTCCGGACGATAGCAAGCTGGAGCCCTCGGACGCCTTCCGTGAGGAGTACGCGGACAAGTTCACCGACCGCCAGTTCGAGATCATCGAGAAGGCGTTCCACATGGAGCGCGTCTCGCGCCACAAGGCGGAGCCGCCGCCCGGCCCGCGTCGGTCGGAGATCGACTTCTTCGTCATCTGAACATCGCCTCCAAACAGGAAAGGGCTCGGAAGCTTCGGCCTCCGAGCCCTTTTTCTTTTCCCCTCACGCCGCGAGAACAGAGATTTTTCTGGCTGCAGGTACTTCTCGCTTCGGGAGCGTTACGCTCAGAATTCCGTCTACGAGACGTGCGGAGATACCGGACTCATCCACCGTCTCTGGTACCACGTAGCGTTTCGAGAACGATCTGCGTCGAGCTTCGCTCTTCCCCTCGATAAGCAGTACATCTTTGTCCACAGAGACTTGAATGTCCTCGGCCCTCATGCCTGGGGCGTCAAGCTCCAAGAGGATCTCCTTCTCCATATTGGAGATGTACGAATCCTTCGTCAAGAAGGGGCGATCGAAGAACTCACGAGTCAGAAAGGGTTCCCAGATTGCGAGCGACATGTTCCTCCGTGCTCGTGCCTTGAAAATGCCCGAGCGTGAAAGCCAGGGTAATCAGACGAAAAGCAGCGTCAAGACCAGAAAGTTAGTCCGCCAGAGAAAGACGTTATCTATTTGATGTAAGTCCTAGCCCCCACGGAGTACTACTAATGTCTACCGAATTCGTTACCGCCCCCAAGAGCGGAGTGCTCGTTTCCTTGGCCAGCCACTACCTTTTCAAGGGCTACAGGGTCTGCTTCACGCTCGACGCCATCAAGCAGCATTCTCCTGCAGGTGCAGCGCTCATCGAAGCCACAGATCGAGAAGTACTACGCCGGGAAGTTCAACGCACCAGCCGCTGGAAACATCGGGTGTCTGCAGAGTCCCAGGCAGTAGCACAAGCTTTGGAAGATCGCGTCAACGAAGTCGAGCTTCCAGATTGGTTTCCAGAAGCCTCAAAAGAGACTAAGGAGAAGCTGAGGACACGTCTCAGCTTCATGCTTGACCACCTCAAGAGGATGGTCGGCAAGAAGGCGGAAACGCCGGAATCTGCTCAGTGATCTGACCAAACCCGACGTCCTTAGCTGGCGCGATACGAGTGGAGAACGGCTCGCACCAGTCTGTGTCTGACATAGTCTTCCGTCGCTTTCCCTTTATTTCAGGCCTATGGTCGAGGACGCCCCTACCTACGACTTCATCTGCCTCTGCTGCGGCGCGAGGAACGGGGAGCGGAACAGCCGCTGCTCCTTCAGCCGCTACGTAAAGGATGAAGATGATGCCGACTCTGAGGAATTTCGGATCCAGTTAGCCAAATGGTTGGCAAGCGACGACTACAAGGGCGCGCTGCTAGTCCCCGCTGACTACGAGTTGTCCGAAGACTACCGGCTCCGCATCATCGAGATGACGGATGCCTTCAGAGCCTCCAGAACAGGAATCCTCCTGTTCGGGCTACCCGGAGTCAAGTTGCCGGCTCCAACCGTCAGCCTGACTCAGTTCTTGAATTGAGGAGAGTGCCGTGGAAAACGTGATCGTAGAAATCCGCGCCGGTGAGGGCGGAGATGACGCAAAGGCCCTGGTTCACGAGCAGTTCGCTGTGTATGCGAAGCTGATGGACCGGAGGTCTCTTTGACTGCGTTCTGATCGAAGAACGCGCTGGGTTCCTGAGCTTCTCGGCGAGTGGTAAGAACGCCAAGAAGACCTTTGAGATGGAGGCGGGAGGACATCGCTGGCAGCGAATCCCGCCAAATGAGAAACGTGGACGTGTTCAGACATCGACTGTCACCGTAGCTGTGCTGGAGGAGCCTTCCGAGGCTGTGCTCCGCATCGAAGAGCGGGACATCGAATGGAACACCTGTCGTGGTTCGGGAGCTGGAGGCCAGCACCGAAACAAGACGGAGACCGCTGTTCAGATGACGCACATCCCCACGGGGATTCGTGTGCGTGTCGAGAACGAGCGCTCGCAGCACCAGAATCGGGACCTAGCGTACCGACTTCTCCGGGCTCGCGTGCACGAGATGCAGAGCACGAAGAAGGCACAGGCTCGTGATGAGCAGCGACGTCAGCAGGTCGGATCCGGCATGCGTGGCGACAAAGTTCGTACGATCCGAGCCCAAGACGGCATCGTCACGGACCACCGCAAGGAAACCAAGATTCGCTACAAGGACTACGTCCGCGGAAATTGGGAAGGCCTCTTCTAATCAGCGCAGGCAGTGCTTGGGGATCCACACTTCATCCGTGTAGTGTGCGATCCCCGCTGCGTCGCGCTGGTGGACGCTCTCAAGGGCAGAGTAGACCTCTTCCCAGTTCAGCTTCTTCTGCTTGTTCCACCAGTTCTTCCACTGGGCAGCAGTGAGCTGGATGATGTCGCGTCCTGCGTAGGTTCGGCTCAAGATCGCCACGCGTCCGATCATCTGGTTGATGCTCTCGGCGTGGATGGACTGGCCTCTGTTCCGGACCATGAATCGTTCGAGAACAATGTAATCCGGGTTCAGCCTGGCTAACAGTTCGATGTAGCCGTTGATGAATTCGGCGTCATTGTTGACGTCCCGCATCGTTGTCAGCCAGCCGTATTCCTTCACGCTTCCTTTCCAGAAGACCCAGGCAAAGTTGGTCTTGCCTGGGTCCATGGAGAGGATGCTCAGTCCTTTTTGGGCTGGCTCAGCTTCTCCAGTAGTTGGAGAGTCTGATCGTTCTCGACGAAGTGTCGGTTCTGGGCTTCCAGCTCCGCCAGTTTCGTCATCGATGCCTTCAAGTCTTTCTTCTGTCGCCATGTGTCGACTGCCATTGTGATTGCACTATTAGTCTGTCGAATCCGCTCTACGATTGCGGAGTACCTAGAGTAAGCTGTGGAAATCGCTGACTTGCTGGTTTGAGCAGACTCGACGACCCAGTTGCGGTATTTCTCTTCCATGCGCACACGAGCCTGCAGCTCCTTGAGCTTGTCAAGGAAGATCTCGTGGATTACGTGGGTGACGTCAATCTCACTCTTGGAAGTGCCCTGTCGCACTTCAAGGGTGTAAGAGCCGTCTTGGTGCTGTCGAAGTTCAATTTCCACTCCTCTACCCCGTTCATCAATAGTTCCTCATCTGGTCTGGGGTAAGACGTGCTCCGCCATGTTCCTGAACGATCAGGTACTTGCGGTAAATGAGATCGGCCATTGCCTCTTTGACGAACTGGTCCAAGTCCTTGATAGTCTGCCCAGGAACTGAGACGATGTCGAAGCCTACGATGATCGTGTTGCCGTGCGAGGGCATAGTACGATTGGTGCTGCCGAAGTGACCATTCGACCTGTACCCGATTCTGCGCGATTGATCGCCACGGCTGATGAAGCCGATGTCGGACGCACCGAACATCTTCGTTCCGAGAACGATGATGGCTCGGTCGTTGACCGTCAGCGGTACATTCGTCGCCGGATTGTCGTCCGGGGGAATACCAGTTGGATCGCATCTCTGGATGTCAATCGTTGCCATTGTCGTCCTCGTTCTTCTTTCCTACCGCAGGGGGCGGCCAACTAGGATTGAGTTTCCTGATTTCTGCCCGTTCCTCTAAAGTCATAGCTTGCCACAGAAGATCCATCTTATCGAGTATCTCGGATTCTGCTGTGCGAGCCTTCTTGAGTTCAGACCGTAACTCCATGTACCTCTGAACGTTTGTGAGCTTCACCTTCACACCTCGCGCTTTGGCTTGCTAACATCAGCCTGCTTGGGAGGTGTAACGTGCGGGCCATCCGACCTCGTCGTCTCGGCTCTGTTGCCAGGCGTCCTAAGGTGATTCTCGTGGCTCTTGAGGAAGAACTCTTCCTCCTCTTGATCCGTTTGGATAGACTTGACGAACTCTGGAAGCTTCTTGTCGACGGTCTTGCCGAGTGGTACTTGGTAGAACCCTTCACTGACCATCACTAGGCGTGCCGTAAGGTCCCACGACGTGAGAATTCCCGAGGGCTTGTTGTCTGAGGCTTCCTTGATTTTCCAGCGAGTTCCGTCGAGAGTGTTGTACATCCAGTCTTCGTTGGAGACATTCTTCAGTGTGTTGTCCAACCAGAAGGTTTGGTCAGTGAAGCTCTGATAGATACCAAGGTCTTCGAGAGTTAGACTCTCGCGGACTCTAGGAATATCCACTCTCAGTTCAGTGTGAAGGATTAGACGGTACGCAAAGCGAATTGCGATTAGTTTCGGAAGTGCAGCTTTAGGTGAAGCTCTCTTCATCTCGATTCGGAAGTGCAGCTTTCGCTGACCGAGTCGGACTCGAAGAGCGTCCTCTGTCAGGACGGTGAAGTCTGTCTCTGACGGGGACCTAACGTAGTAGGCGATGGACGTTCCCTCAGGCGCGTAATCCTTGATCTCCAGGAGATCGACGATGCCCAGGTTCCGCTTGAGTTCCATCTCGAAGTCAATCGTTCCGAAGACGGCGGACTTCACGAGCGACCAGTAGACCGGTCGCGTAGGCTTGTTGTAGTCCGGGGTCGTGTTCGCACATGCGGCGTTCGGATACGTGACATCGAAGACTTCGGTCTTGGTGCCTCTCTTGTTGAAGCCGCCGACGATGCCCTGGCCGTAGCACACGGGACAGATGCCCGCTGGTTCGGTCTCGATCTCGAAGCAGGAGCAACGCCGTCCAGTCTTGATTCGCTGGAAGTACTCGAAGTAGATGGGAGTGACGTTCGAGGCGTTCTGGCTCTTGCGGGCGATGATGGGGATCAGGTCTTCACGGGCGTGACGCTGCGGCAAATCCCCGAGGATGTCGGTATTTGCCGTCACCCTGTCGTTGTCTACCGGCCTGTATCCCTTTGCGCTCATCTGTTTCTTCCGCCTGGAGATAGCCCGGTGTCTACGCCGAGTTATTTGGCCTCGAAAGCTCTTCCCAGATAAGACCAGGGGCCCTCCTGACTATGGCTATTTCCCCTCAAAAGGTTGTTCGCGGAACACCCGTAGTTTTCGAGCAGCTCTTCGTCGAGTCCGACGGAACTCCTATCGTTCCACTCGACCCAATCGCATATCCTTCGGTCTCGATTGTCTCTCCGACCGAGGAAGTTTTGCAATCTGGAGTCGCCCTCAACGCAGGCGCGGGTCGTTGGCGCTTCACGTGGTTCGTTCCTGCCGATCTGGAGTTGATGGGCCCTGACAACCCGTGGCGTATCGACTGGTTGTTGGTCACCAACGGCGGGCGTCAGATCTCTCGCCAGTCGAACTTCATCGTCATCGACAACATCGAAGCCACTCCAGAGGAGCGCGCCTACACAAATCTGACGTACCTTGGTAATTCCGAGCGTGCGGTCATCAAGTTCAAGAACGAACAGGAGTCCATCCAGGTTCAGCTCATCGATCGAGGCAACAACGCCTTGAATATGACCCCGGGGATTCAGACTGTTCAGTCGGACGGGTTCTACACGTATTACGTCGACACGCCAGCGCTCACGATGGCTGGATGCTACCTGGTTGTTTGGACGAGTCGCCAGACGGTGCTCTCACAAGCCACCACGATGGTACAACAGATCCGCGTTCCAGACATGATGTTCTGGTGGACGCAGCCGTCTCTTCGGATGCTCATCGACAAGGTCCAGAAGAAGATTGGCCACGTGCAGTCATACTCGGACTCAGACCTCTACGAGTATCTCGTCCGCGGCGCCGAGTACGTGAACGCCGTGAACCCGATCACGGGCTGGACGTTGACGAACTGGCCGACCACCTACGGCATGACGAACTTCCTGCTTCTTGCCGCCGCTTGGTGGGGATTGAATGCCCAGTACCTCAGCGAGGCAGAGCTGGCCTTCCAATTCAGTGGTCAGACCGTTACGTTGGACGTGGACCGCACAGGCTACTACGCCGATGCCATGGGCCGTCTGAAGGAGTACCTCGACGCTCAGCTTCAGCAGACGAAGCGAAACATGCTGCGCAAGGTCAGTGTGGGTTCGATCGCCACGCGTCCGTACGATTTCGGACTTCAGAGCCTGGTCGCTCGCGTCCAGACCGTGAATGGTGGGCAGGACCAAATCCTTCCGCTGTTCAGCCGTCTTGGCCTGGTGTGACCGACGCTACTGGACGATTGTGGATTAGTCCCCGGGCATCTTTGGTTATCTATAGGGTATGCCCACTCTCATCGTTACCAACCGAACCGCCAGCCGCCTGCCGGTTGACAGCTTCGTTGGCATCCTCCAGCCCAACCAGACGAGGGTGGTCGAGCTGACCGCCAACGAATTGGAGCTGGCAACAGACGTACTTGTACGTCTTGAGGCGGCTAGCCAGATTACCTTCTCCGTGAACCCGTCTGGATCAGCGGCTGACAATCAGGCTGAGCCCGTACTCGGCGGAGCGAAGGTTCTTCGTGGCGTCGGGGCTCCCAACAACGCAGTTGTTGGAAGTGTCGGAGACCTCTACGTTCGCACTGATGGTGGTGCAAACACCACTCTGTGGGTCAAGGAATCCGGCAACGGTACCAAAACTGGATGGGCGGCCAAGTAATCGCCCCATCAGGAGAACGAGATGCACAAGTACGACATCAAGAACCGGAACGGAAGCCTGGTGTTCGTTCGTGGAGTTCGCGTAAAGCCCTACGCCAACTTCAGCGCGAACCTGGACCCGATCACGGCCAAGGAACTTGCCCGCTACGGAATTTCTCTGAAGCAGCACCCAGGGTCAAATCCTGCGGCGCCCCCACCGGCCCCCAAGCCGACCGTAGAAGCAGCCCCGATGCCGATGGCAGCGCCAGTCGCAGAGGCTGTGGTTGAGCCCGTAGCCGCCCCGGAGCCTGAGCCGGCTCTGATGGAGCCGACAGAGCCCGTGGAAGCCGAAGAAGCCCCTGCAGCGGAAGAGCCTGCCGTTGAAATGGCGGCTGAAGAAGCCCCTGCAGCGGAAGAGCCTGCCGCCGAGGAGCCCGAAGTGGCAGCTCCGGCAGCAGAGGAGACTTCGATGGAGTCTTCTTCGACGGAAGAGGCCCCTGCGACCGAGGAATCCATGTCTGATGAGGGTGGCAAGCGTCGCAAGAAGAACCGTCGCTGACCTTCAGGAGCCTTATGCCGACTGTTTCACGGGTAGTTTTCAACTCCTATGCAGGCCCCAGGATTACGGGCACCCAAGAATTCCTCTTGCCGGATAACGCCGGCCACTGGGAGAGGGTGCTTTGGCTAACATCCATGGTTGAGTCTGGAGGTCGCTTCGGTGCCATCACGATGTATGATGGCACCGCAGTGACTGCAGGCCTTCATCAGGCGATTGCAGTCTACCCTCGGGAGCTTGCGGACGAAGATTTCAACGCCAGGGACGACCAAGGCAGCTTCTTTCAGCTTCTCCGACTGCTGCAGAGCTTTGCAGAGTTCCCGGAGCTGCAGAATTTGCTGAACCGCTTCCGCGAGCGGGGGTGGGTCCTGAACCGAGATGGATCTCTTCGCTACTTGGCTGACGGTAAGACTCAGGTCCGTTCCCAGACGAAGAACGTGAAGGCTGGAGACTTGGTCTACGGCTTTGAAATTCGTGAGACCTTCACCCCGAACCAGGGTACCGTCCCTGCTTCTGGTGCGGCCTGGGAGCAGTCAAAGTCGTGGGCTCTCGATTTCCAGAAGGTCTTCGCCCACCCAGAGTCTTTTAAGGCTCAGGTCGAGTTCGGGGCGGAGCACTTCGAGAACGCAGCACGCAACAAGAAGATCGAGGTTGCTGGCGTCTCAAAGACGATTGAACAGTGGCTTTACAACGGCCACCTTGCTGACTTCAAATCCCCTACACAGGCTTACGATCTTGCCTTGGCTGTTTTCTGGAGCCACTCCGTCAACGGCCCCTCCATCGCTTACCAGATCCTTTCCCAGGCCATTTCCCAGGTGGACCCCTCGTCCAACCCAGACCAATTCGCCCGAGTTCTACTTCGTCTACTGGGTCGGAAGAAGTACGGCCGCTGGCACTTCTCTGAAACCAACGGCCGCTGGCAGCGGACAAGGCAGACGGCCCGGAAAGTTTGGCCTTCCGCCCTCTTTGCTAACGATGGCGTAATGCCCCCAACCCTGTAAAGGTGCAAGAATGGCTACCGTACGATACGGCGATGTGGTCCCGGCAAGCGAAACCGCTGAAAGCCTGGAAGAAAAACTCAAGAGGCGTCGGGCCTCTACTGGGGAACTCCAGCCCCAAACTCCTTCGGGAGTCACTGAGCAGACTGAAACCCAAAACAATGAGCCTAAGAAGAGGTCCGCATGACTGGTCTTGAAACAAGCGCATTCGTCTATCTGGACGATCTCCTTGACAACAAGGAGCCCATCTACGTACGCAACTCCGCTGCGAAGCGTGGTATCGTCGTCGTCACGCTGAACGACGGCGTTCGTACCCACCGTGAGGCGATTCCCAACACGAAGTACCCGATTTGCCTCTCGGCAAAGGCTACTCCGGCTATGATCCGGAATTCTCGTGACTTGCGCACGCTCCTGGACCGCAGCATTCTTTCCCTCGTTCCCAAGGAACAGGCGGAGAAGGAGCTGTCGAGGGATGGCGTTCGCCAGGCTCTTCAGGATGCCTACGACCGTATCGGAGCAGGCTCCGCTGCAGTTCGTAAGCTGCGCGGAACCAAGGACGACGAGGGAGACGAGATCGCCACCGCTCCGTCCGATTCGCTTCTCCTGCCCAATGGTCAGGAAAAGCCCTTCGACCCCGAGAACATCGAGGACGAGGCTCCTGAGACCGACTACCCCGAAGTTCAGCTTCGCGTCATGACGCTGGTCGAGTCCCTCATCAACAAGGACATGAAGTCCCGCCAGGTGAAGGGTGAGCTGATGTCGCTGGATCTGTCCAAGGGCGACCTCGCGTACATCATCGACAACACCCACGGCATCGTGCAGAAGTACGCCAAGGAGCGCTTCGCTGAGTTGGAGGGCCGCCCCCTCGAAGACTCCGACGTCGAAGAGGATTGACCTCTGATCTGAGGAAGTAGAAAGGGGTAAGTGCCTCGTCGCACTTACCCCTTTCCTGTTTCATGCTTCGACAAGAAAAGAAGTGCACTCGGTGTGGTCGGGTCAAGCCAAGAGACCAGTTCTACCTGAGAAAGTCCGGACCCAGAAAAGGTCAGGTCTACAATGGTCGTTGCTTGGACTGCCAGTCAGCCGTTCACAGGAGTCCCAGCGCCCGAGTGACGAACCTCAGGCGGCAAGGAGCGAGGCTCACATCAGAGGAATTCGAGTCGATTCAGCTTCGAGACGCCCAACGTTGCTGTATCTGCGGCAAAACCGAAGAGGAAGAGCTACGCACTCTGCGCCGCCACCTATGCGTAGACCATAACCACGCCACCGGAAAGCCCCGAGGGCTCTTGTGCGCCTCCTGCAATTCCACGTTGGGCCTAATAGAGAAGCGCGTAACGGCTTATGGTTACGAGGAATCTCGTAGGTGGCTGCTGAACGCTGTAGACTACCTGCACCTCTACGAAGGATAACTGGATGCCGGGCTCGACAACAGACTCAACCAGTGGTGCAGAGTCAACAGAGGTACTTGGTACCTCATTCGACGTCATCCGGGAATTCGTTCGTAACGAGGAACGCGTAATCGCGGCCTTGTCGTCTCGTTCCCCTGAGACGTACGGATCTGTCCAGACGGGATTCGGCGATTCTCGTGGTCCGTACCGTTACAACGGTACTCCCATGATTATCACCACCGAAAACCTTGCGGCTCAGGATCGCTTCTTGGTCTTTTGGTCCGGCCCTTCCAACACACAATGGACGTTTCCGATGCGCGCTGCTCAGCAGCAGACACGGTCTGGTACCGTCTACCACACATGGAGAAACGCTTCTCGTCAGACCTTCTTTGACGAGCCCAGCGTCACGTTCACCTTTCAGGCTGGCAACATCATGCCGGCTCGAATCGTATCCGGAAACCCTTCAGCAAACACTACGAATGCCCCGACGAGCTTTCCTGAGGTTGTAAACCTGCCCGGTGGCCTTCTGGATTTCTACGACTTCTTCGAGATCCTCAATCAGCCGAAGATTCTGAGCGACGGACGTCCGAACTTCGTCTTCATCGCTTACCACAGCTTGGTCTACCCGGAGATCTTCATGCGAGGGTTCTTCAACCCTGAGGGTCTTCAGTTCTCCGAGGATGCGCAGAACCCTGCGAACCTTTCGTGGAGCGCGACCTTCAAGATCCGCAGCACCGAGCCTCCGTTCTGGAATTCTCAACAGCTCATTGCTTCGTGGCGCTCGGCCTTCGTTCCGCCTCCTCCGACCGAGGACGAGGAATTCGACGCACTGATTTCGGAGCTGGCAGTGACTGGCGGCTCCTCGACGTCTACCCCGACCGTGGACCGCGGACCCCGGGTTCTGGGCACAACTGGGACTGCTGTCCCTGGTCAGGGTGACGGCGGCTAAGACCCTGTAAACTGCAGGGTATGACGCAAGAAGTCCGCACTCCACTCGTCTACTTCACTCGGAAGGAGCAGGACGAGAAGCACACACGGCTCTCCTATTACGCTGGGGACGTTCTCATCCTTGAGATGGACATCCTGAAGGACTTCGTTCCTTCCACGGGCCATCTCGATGAGATGACCCTCGTCCAGCTCTTGGTCACGCCGCACGAGCACATGTCTCTCCTTGGAGACCTGCTGGCTCGCGCTCGTGCCAAGAAGACCTCAGGCCCGGAGTGGGACAAGCTTCTGCAGCGTACCGAAGCTCTCCTCACGCCACCGTCTCGCTGACATGCAGTGGCCACACCCAGTTGAAGCTGAAATGCACATCACGGCGGAATTGAACCGCAGTGGTGTGGACTATCGTTCTTCTGGATCGAACAACTTCAAGCTCAACTGCCCCTTCCCGCACTCTGAGAAGGGTGCGGATACGGGCATGCACCTTGAGATCACTCGTGACGGTCGTAAGGCTCACTGCTGGGTCTGCGACTGGTCTGGGAGCTGGAATAAATTGGCCAAGGCCATGGGCCTGACCGAATTCAACACTCGCGTTTACGCAGACACCTACGTCAACAAGGCCGTCGAGACGAACCTCTTCGAGAAGCTGCAGGAGGATTTCAACTCCCTCATCTCCGAAGACGACGTCTCCAAGACCCTACCAGAACCGTTGACGAGATGGGCACAGCCCGAGTGGCGGGGTCTCAGCAAGAAGTTCCTGGGTCGGGTCCCCTCGTACCTGTGGAAGCAACAGGTTCAGACCAAGACAGGACGAACCTTCGTTGTTGACCGTATCCTGTGGCCGTACATGCAGTATGATCGTCTAGTTGGATGGGTTGGTCGTCGTCTTGACAAGCTGGATTTCCAGAAGTACTTCCGGGCCCCAGGCTGCGACGCCAAGAAGATCTTCTTCCCCTTCGACTACGTTCGACAGCACCACGCCGAGGACGGGGCGGTCGTCCTGGTAGAAGGCGAAGTAGACGCACTCAACCTTCTTCAGGCTGGAATCCCTGCCCTCTCAATCTTGGGATCGAACAACTGGAGCGAAGAGAAGGTGGACCTTCTGCTCTCGCTCAACCTCAAGCGTGTCTATCTACTCATGGACCCGGACCCCGCAGGGCGTCAGGCTGAGAAGAAGATCCGCCCTACCCTGGAGTCCAAATTCGACCTAACGAAGACCCTTCGGATTGAAGGCGACGATGACCCAGGCTCTCTCGACAAAGACCAACTCGCATGGCTAAAAGCGCGCGTGTTTCAAGACGCGAGCTAGAGGACAAGATCTCGTCAGAGTTGACGAAGATCTTTCATCCACCAATGGCTCAAGCCATCGATTTCCCCACTGGAGTCGAGGTCCCTTACGAATTCCAGTTTCGTAGTTCACGCTTGCCCTTCTGCAAGCGCGAGTACGTCATCCACCATCGCTGGCCCGTAGATGCTCGGCCGATTCGTAGTGAGGACTACGACTTCAACTTCTACGTTCGGATTGGGTCGGCTGTTCACTCCGTCGTTCAGCAGTTCTTGGGAATGTCGAAATTCCTCTACGGGGATTGGTCCTGCTGCGGAGTGGTCGAGCATAGCAGAGAGGGCTCTGCTCTCTGCAGCATCTGTGGCCGGCCCCAGCAGTACGAGGAGCTGGCTCCTAAGTCGGAACTGGGTATGCACGTGGACGGTCTCGCCGTGCTCTACAACGGCGTCACCGAATTCAAGACTACCTCCGAGAAGAGGATCTCGAAGCTGGAAAACCCTTACGACCAACACATGGTTCAGGCGTCGTGCTACCTACACGCCCTCAACCAAGAGCACGGATGGACGCTCGACAAGCTGATCTTCGTCTACTTCAGTCGCGACAACCCTGCGAACTTCCGGGTCTTTGTCCGGTCTCCGTTGGAGACGGTCTACGACGACACGCTGCAGGACTACCAGCAGGCGCGGACCGACTTGGTAAACGGTGTTATCCCGGACCGAACCTGTAAGTCGGTTTCCGATGGGCAGTGGAGGAACTGCCCCTATACTGGAGTTTGCTTCAGTCCCAACTTGGAGAGTTTCCTCATTCCCGCTGAAAGCCTAGTTCGACATGTCTCGTGAGACCTCGCTTGATGTTGCAGCAGAATTGGAGGCCCTCCTTCCTGAGGGCTCGAAGGCGCTTTCTCTACTGTCGGGCCTTCAGCAGGCCCTTCGCCTTCAAGAGTCCGAGGGGTCCGACTACACTAGGTCCCGCGCCGCAGCTCTTCAGCAGTTGGCGCAACGCATGAAAATTCTCGTCTCCAAGTCCCGAGAAGACGAGATGACTTACGCCGATCGAGCCAAGGCTCTCTCGGTTATCGCCGACGCGTACTTGAAGCTCGTGCACGCGTTCAAGACCGATCCAAAAATGTGGTCGCTAGCCCAAACTGAGTTGGTTCCAACCCTCACGCAGGTTAGCGACGAAGAGAGTATCGATGTAGCTCTCACGACGTTGGAATCTCACCTCGAAACTTACCTGAATTCCCTGGATTCTTGGCTCGAAAAGTCGCCCTGACCTGTTTGGTTCCGACGCCTCTTAGAACCTTTCAGTCGGCACTTATCTAGACTCCAGACTCGCTCGCCGGTCGCCCCGTGAACGGGCATCCCAAGCGGCATCACGATTCGTAATTGTGATTGCTGCCCACCATCCTTTTCACTTTTGGAGTAGTCCTCGTGGGTCTTCTCGAAGGTCGTTCAACCTACAAACCGTTCCACTATGCACGCGCTTACGACTACTGGCTGAAGCAGCAGAACGCCCACTGGCTACATACCGAAGTGCCTATGGCATCTGACGTCCAGGATTGGAAGCTCAACCTGACGGATGCTGATCGAGCTGTAGTTGGTGGCGTCCTGAAGGGCTTTATCCAGACCGAAATCGTTGTCAACGATTACTGGTCGAAGAACGTCGCTCGGTGGTTTCCTCACCCTGAAATTGTCATGATGGCCAGCGCATTCGCCAACATGGAGACGATTCACACCATCGCCTACGCACACCTCAACGATTCCCTTGGCCTGTCTGACTACGATGCCTTCTTGGAGGAGCCCACCGCCAAGGCAAAGCTGGACCGCCTTCTTTCCGTCGAGAAGGAGACGCCCCGCGACATCGCTCGCAGCCTGGCCATCTTCTCTGGTTTCACGGAGGGCGTGTCTCTCTTCTCTTCCTTCGCTGCCCTGCTCAACTTCTCGCGATCGAACCTGTTAAAGGGCGTTGGCCAGATCATCTCGTTCTCGATCCGAGACGAGAGTCTACACAGCGATGCTGGATGCTGGCTCTTCCGTCAGTTCATCGCGGAAAACCCTGAGATTTGGGATGACGAATTGAAGAGGGATATCTACGAAGCTGCCCGACAGACTGTCGCTCTTGAAGACGCGTTCATTGACTCCTTCTTCTCGGCCGGGGAGATCCGCGGCCTGAAGCGGGAGGATCTGAAGACGTTCATTCGTAGACGCGCTAATGTCAAGCTCGGCGACCTGGGCCTGAAGCGCAACTGGACTGAACTCGACGAGTCTCTCCTCGACCGTATGTCGTGGTTTGACTTCCTCTCCACCGGAGTAGAGAGCCAAGATTTCTTCGCGAATCGAGTCTCGGACTACTCTAAGGGTCACATGGACTTCGACTCCATGTTCGACGAGACTCCGTCGATCCAAGAATCCTCTATGTTCGCCGACGCGGAGTGACTATGTCAGATCTCGATCTGTTGAAGTCCGAGGGGGAGGCCCCTCAGTGGATGACAATTGAGGGCTACACTACTCTTTCCCGCGGCTACCTTCTGACCGATGAAACCCCTCGTGGGATGTACCGGAGGCTCTCCTCTTCGGCGGCTCGGACTCTGAAGCGCCCAGAGCTGGAGGAGAAGTTCTTCGAACTCTTCTGGAAGAACTGGTTGTGCCCAGCCTCGCCTGTGGCGGCCAATCTCGGAACGACACGAGGTCTGCCCATCAGTTGCTACGGCATGACCATCCCCGATTCTGTCGACGGTATCATGTCGTCGATGCATGAGATCGGCATGCTTAGCAAGAACGGCGGCGGAATTGGTACCTACTGGGGTCGGGTTCGCCCTAGGGG